TTTGCTTGCACGTCCGTAGGGGTTCCGCCAGTACCGCCCACAAGACCCCAATCATATGTTGCAGCGGGGCTATTTTGATAGATATTTCTGTCATTATATGCTGCATCACGCGGGCCATTTGCTCCGGGCGGACTACCCGGGTCGCCAGCTAATACCGATCCGGATCTAGCACCGTCGTTGTAATAATAAACGTAATATGCTTCCCACATTTTGTTAACTTGATTTGCAGTATCATCGTGGAAAGTAATTTCTATAGGTTCGTACTTGATTTTAGTTTGAATTATTCTCTTTCTGTTGTATTGATTCATCTGATAAGTACTGAAAGAGAATGATGGTAATTTAACCTCTTTTACTAATAGACCATAATTGGTCTGAGATCCAGGAAAGTACACCGCCGGATTAATTTCAAAATATGTATGAAAAAGGAACTTTAGTTTAGGAGCATTTTGATATGCATTTGTCCTAAACGTTTTTGATGCGTGTGTATAGTCTCTAAGGTAGTCGCTGCCGAAGAAGGCTCCGGCAGCGTCCTGTAGTAAATCTTGAATAAATCCAGTCATACTGTATGACCTTTATTAAGTAGTTCCACCGATACCTGTTACAGAACCAGTTGTACCTGATAGTGCGCGGCCAACAGAAGTACCAACACCAGAACCAAGCGGAGACTGAATTGCGTTGTCGAAACGAACAGTAAGTGCGATAGTTACCGGTTCATTTGTTCCGTAGTTCAATGTGTTGTAGTTTACAGTTTGAACGAAGCAACCATAAAGCTCCCAGGTCTCAAGAACTTGCGGAGTAGCAGTACCGTTACCACCATCGAGAATTTCGATGTTAGTTTGGAACTTGTAGTCTTGACCGGTAGCCGCAGATGCTTGTTCAACAAAGTCCATTTGCTTTTGCACTTGTTGACCTACTGCCTTAGAAACACTGCCTGAAGCGTCATCACGAATGTTGATCGAGATTGTTTGCCACTGATGCTTGCCAGCTAGATATAGGGTTGAGTTATATACTGGAAGAGTGATTTCTTGGAACTGAACGTTTGGACGAGAGCAATCTACTACTTGCTTAGTCAAACTCAGTCCTGCTGTTGACCCAACCCCGAAGTTCAAGAAATTGACACGAAATCTGAACTGTAGTTTAGGCATCAACAGGCCTTGATTGCCACCAGCATTATCAGACGCTACGGTCATGTTGAACAATGATTGTGAGGCTGTTGCCATTTTGTATTCTCCTGTTATAAGTATTTATCTTTTTAAAGTGGGTGCCCTAAAGCACCCACTTTAACTATATTATGCGCTAGCATTGTTACCCAATGTACCAGTATTAAGAACGCGAACTGGGATATAAATGAATTCTGCTGCTTTCACCGGCTCAAACGCACAGTCTACCCAAAGTTCATTTCTGTCGATTCTTGCTGGTGTGTTGTTTGACAAATCACATACAACCAAATAATCGTATACACCGCGCTTTGCTACTAGGTCTACAAACAGGGTTTGAATGACACCAGAGATTTGCTGTCTAGTGATACTATCGTTTGGTTCGAATACGAATGGTCTTGCTGCCACTGTCAATTGACGACGAATGTATCCAATAAGTCTTGCTACGTTAACTCTATCAAGTGCAGAATTTGATGCATAGCTAGTTTTATTACCGTAGTTTAGCAATCCATTTCCAGTGAAGAATACCAGTGGGTTGATTTGATTAGAATATAGAACGTCACGAATTCCGACTCTAGAATTCTTAACTACTACAAATTCACCCGTCATTGCACTAACGTATCCGATGTTGGTAGCGTTGTCTATGATACCACGACGTGTACCTGCTGGAGCAAACCATGGATAAGAAACACTATCACTACGTAAGAATGTTCTGATCATCATGTGCGATGCAGGAACTGCAACAAGATTGCCGCTCAAGTCAGAAGTGATACCTGATGGATAGAATAGACCCAAATAAGTATCACGAGTTACAAGACCGTCTTCACCAGTTGACGTTGCGTTGGCAGCATTAGTTGCCCATGCTTGAATTGCGGTAGCATCATCTGCTAGTCTCATCGGCGTATCACCGATGATGAATCCAGTGTCTCCTCTATCGTTATTGAGAACAACCATGTTAGGTTGTAGTTCAGGATAGTTCGGAGTTGCAATCAAGTTGAACGCGTTATCTTCGTCACGAATTGCAGTATTTGTGTCGATTGCCTCACGCATTGCCTTAACAACCATTGCTCTTTGTGCCTTGCGGCCCATATACGGAGCACCGTTTGCTTGCAACCCGGATTCTGTTACCCAGGCATCAGTTTGATTGGGAATATTTGCTCCTGGGAATCTGTTATTGTTAAAGTAGTTAGAACGGAATTGCTTTACATTATATCCCGAACGACGAGTATTGAACAATAACATACCTACTGGATATAAAGTAGGATCTGGTGCATCCAAATCAAGATAGTTGCTAGTCAACAATGACTTGATCGTTGGAATAGGATCATTAACCGGGCTAACGTATTGTGTAGTGGCCCAACGTGCATCTGCAAACAGAACACCAGTTGAACTGGTCTGATCAGTATTATCTAATCTTACCCATTGATCTACGCCATTTACGCTTTCCCAACGATTTATAAGAGGATAATTCTCTAGATCACTAGTGTCGATCCAAATATCACCATATGCAAGGGCCTGACCGCTTGATTGCAGCATTGGTTCTGAAGCACTTATAAGTGGTCCGTTAGGGTCGGTCATGTTTGATCCTGATGGAAGAGGAAGACCTGAACTGCTGTATGATGCATTTCTATAGCCCTTCCATCCAGTAGTAGTATTTACCATAATATCTACTTGATCTACTACACTATAAAACCAATTTGTTAGATCAGCAGGAGCCGCAGTTGGTGCGCCTTCGTTTGCAGTCATGTCAAATTGTATCCAATTTGACAATTCAACCATGTAGTTTGCGGCGCCGACGCCTGCATAGTAAGAAACTTTAGTGACTGCTCCTGTTGAAGTTTCTTCAACTCTTACAGTCAAGTCATTTCCTGATGGAATAATTCCACCAGTACCAGTACCACCTAATTGGCTACCTGGGAATGTTACTAAGTCTCCTACAGTATAACCAGTTCCTGGATTTGCAAAATAAATAGGATTTACTTGATAATTTTGGAAGTTATTACTAACTCTAATTGACAAATTGGTTCCTACGCCAGTAGTATATGTTGGTGTAGGTGTCATCACTGGTGATACAAACGGACCAACTTTGACTCCTTCAGTAGAACTTACAACAAATCCAGCGTCACTCATTAAACCGTTTGGTTGGAATGTATTAGTGTCAAAGTCATTTACTACGATCACGCCGCCCTCAGTGTGAGTCAATTGAATTTCTCCAGTATCCAATAACATAGCTGTTGTATATGGAATAGCAGCAGTCGTCCAAGCAGTTACAAAGTCAAGCGCTGTAGCGTTATCTGCGACACTAAGCGTATAAGGTGCTGACAATCCGTTTGATCCTGGAATTGAAACATACACATGACTAGTATATGGGCCATTAGTAAATGTAGGATCTTGCATAGAACCAGTAATTACAGTTGGACCAGATGTAAGTCTTTCCCAATAATAAATTGGACCTGCTTGATAACCAGGAATGCCTGAAGTATTGATGATATCAGCATCATAGTTGTATTGCGCATAGACCGTTCCAGCTGGAATGTTTTTTCCACCAGTTGAATCTAATGAATTGATCGCAGCAACGTCGCTAGTAGCGAATGATACAGTTTTAGAAGACCAAACTGCCTTTGTGCTGTCCCATTGTGATATTACTGGATTGAATCCAGTGCCAGCAGATCCAATCTTGATCCAAACTGATCCAGTTGGGCTCGGGAAAAGTTGACCTTGTTGCCATAATGGCTGCTGTGCAGATGTACCATAGGCAACATTCGGTTGGAAATAATTACCTGCGGTAATGCCCAAGGAGGTAAGCATTGTGCCGGTACCTGAAATATTAATGTAAAACGGAACGCTGTTATAAGGAGCCTGTCCAGTTTGTGTAGAGAAAAGTTGAAGATTTCCGCCTACAACACTTGCTGACAAATACGGACGCTGTAAAGCATTAATAGCTGATGCTAGACCAAAAACAGTAGTCTGTCCAGTAATAGTATAAACGGGACCATTCACTCCGTTTGCAGGGCCACCCATCGCAATGCTGATAGAATCACCTGAATTCAACGTTGGTAGTGAATTGCTACCTTGAACCGTAGGAACCGAAGCGAACCAAGCAGACGTTCCGATTGCCACCCATTGATTAAATGAGTTCTTATAGAAGAATTGGTTAGCAGTGTTTGCAGAAGGATATGTGTAATTAGGAATTGCGATCACCGCGTAATCACCCACTGAACCCAAGCTTTGAATTGGATATCCAGCAGATACTAGCGTACTATCGCTAATTTCAATCGGAGATTGAATTTCAAATTGCCCAGTAGTAGAATTAAATTCGTAAATGCCCCAAGTGGTGTTAGTAGTATCTAACCAATAAGTTCCGTTAGCTGGATTTCCAGTAGGACGACCAGTCTGTCCTACTAGACTTGCGAGGTCGATATCTGCTCTTAGGCAGTAAATTCTGTTAGATGCACCTAGTGCAGAATATGCAGCTAGCAAACCATATTCATTGAGTTCGTATCCTTGAATAGGAGTACCATTCGAAGTCGTATAGAAGAATGGATTACCATATAGAGTTACAAGATCACGTTGACTAGTGATTTGAAATAGCTTGTTTGCGTTTGCTGCTGTGGTTCCGACTGCTACAGAAGTAGAAGTAGGATCAGCTTTGTTTGCAGCGGTCGCGAGCAAAACAAAAGGAATTGTACCGAGCGGGGCCGGAAGATATTGAGATTGATCAATGATCGTTACTTCTACACCTGGAGAAACTAGTGTCATATTATTTTTCCTTTGTATAATTATGAGGTTTACCACCTAAACCCAGATAACTCATCTGGGTTTGTATTATTATTTATACAAAAAAACAAAAAAGAGTACCTAGATTGCTCAAACTGAACCTTCGAAGGTTAAAACTAAATATCTTTATGACTATGATAAGACCAATTTGCAAGACCTGTAACAAGAGACCTTGTGCCATTAACTACAAGCG